ACAGGATAATCAATACCTTTACTTTTCAACCACAGGTTCTTTTGTTTCTGAACTTCGATATGGAATCTTTCACCGCCTGAGGAAGAAAGAATCTCAATCTCAATTCCAGAAGCGTTTACAAATTCCAAAAGCTCATGAGCGCCTGGGAACCACTCAAGTGTTTCAAATTGTTCTTGTGCAACAAACAATGGCCAATGTTCAGTAAAGTTTTTACGATTACGAACTTCGGATGATTGTACACCAAACAATTCATTGAAACGTTTTTGGAAATGGCAAAGAACACCATCCATGTCCAAATAAATTTTAGTTACCTTCATGTATCTAATACTTTCTTTAATAATAACTTATATTTTACATCATCCTTAGGAAGAAATGCGGCATACTTGAGCAATTTCATCCTGTAATTAGGCCAATGTATTGTGTCAGCAATCTTTCGAGACCACATCGGTACAAAACCGAGAACATTATTTAATAGGCAAACAGTTTCAATGCTTATCTCTTTCCTTAGACCACTTTTAAGTAGAATTGGATAGTCACCTTCTGTCTTCAATACTTCGTTTGGATTATCAAGTCCACTAAAGACATTCCTACATTCATTTTCAAAAATATAGGAAATCGATTGTATAACCTTCTGGTGCTTGCGATAATTCACTTCAGCATCTTCTGTCAAAAGAGAGCCGACCCAAGTATTTCCATCTTCAATAAGATTAGCAACAATGAAATCAATCATATCTTCTTTTTGAGATAATCTACGAGAAAGTTTATGGAAATGATACTTGTCTTTTCTATTGTCGAATGTGGTCACACTTACATTAGTTTTACCATTGTACTTAAAGAAGTCATATGATTCTTGCGTAAAGTGTAATTTAAGTGCTTGATATAAACCAAAGGTTTCATAACCAGTCATATAGGAAGTCTAGCACCCTTTTCTTTCAACATATTATTATCCATTGCATCATTCTCAATCTTAGATTTCAGATTAGCGTTTACTAGAGTAGCTGCAATCTCAAGTTCAAGACCGGTTTCTTTACAATGTTCCAGAATGGCTTCAATGTAATTGTAATCCGTTCTAGCAACAATAACATCAATTGCTTTGGCGAATTTAACCATTTCATCTCTTGTTGGCATTATTTTTTAAGTCCACAGTTTTTATCAAAGCACACGCTACGCTTCATAATTGATTCTGGCAAACCACACACAGGGCATTTAGAACTGCTTGTGTTGAATGCACCGATAGATGGAGTTTCACCCCAAAAGTCTTCAGTTGTCACATCTTGTTTTGGTTGAATTAAATTACCAGCCATGGTATTGAATACTTGTGAACCTGAATCAGAATAATCTTCTTCACACTCATCTTCTGATGGTTTTTGGCTATAGTCAACATCAACAATTTCCAACTCACCATCAAACTCAAATGTACAACCTTTTAAGAATTGTCTAAAGTGTTCGAGTACAGTTGGTAAAAAGTCAGCTTCAAACTCTAATGTGTTTCTTGAGCCAGTAGGATAATCGTGCTCACATGTTAAGATAAATTTAGGCATTATTTCACCACCGTTTCATATAAAGTTTCAAATTGGTCGTGGACTGCCACTTCTTCATCGTAATTTTGTTTCCAGTAAACCTTAACCATTCGTTGAACGATTTTCTTAGGTAACTGTAATTGTTTGCTGATATCAGCGGTTGCTTCTTTGATAAAGTCTTTCTCCGCTGACGCTCGAACCATCGCATCAGAACATTCACGGATAACTTTTAATAGTTTATCTCGGTCGGCTGGGTTAGATAATTGATTGACACTCACTTGCTGGATAGCCATAATATACTCCTAGTTTACTTTTTCATTGCATATGTAATGCAGGTTGGGTTTGTGTGCGTTTCATATGCACACTTTACAGATAGCGGATCAACACCTTTAGCAATCGCTGCTTCAATGTTTTTCGCCATGTTGTTTCTGTCATTGATATTATAGATGAATGCACCAATGATTGCGGTACAAACAACAATAATTATTGATACACATATTGTAATCAAATCTTTATTCATAGATAATTCCTTTGTTTCTGTCAATTTTGTCACCTTTGCTTTTGTAGAAAATATGCCTGCCAATTTGTTTCTCCTTTTTAAGTTTAGACCACTCAGGGTTTACATAATCAGCATGATAATAAGTTGCTCCGTTTGTCACATCTTTTGTTCTTTCAAAATTTAAATAGAGATTTGTGGTCATCTCCAATATATCATTATACAACGGAGTATGCTTGATTGTCAAGCGCTTTGAGGTAATAGTCTTATCACAGTACCACGAAAATTGACAAATATTGCCAGTTTTTTGTTGTACGACCTCACATATTGAATTTGCATAGTTGCCTGTTTGTAACCTATTGAATGTAACAAAAGCTACTGCTGTTTGGCCTTCAATAGGTTCATGTGCTGCTTCAAAATAGATATTTTCGGCTAGACATGTGATTTGTTTTTTTACATCTGGTGCCAATGAGCTAAATGGTGCTTTGATTGGCAAATTGTATGTGTTTATATTTACAAACGATAACGTTATAATTAGAGTTGCAAATATAAGACTAAAAAGTATTGGTTTACTTTTCATCCTATCCTTTCTTTTTTAATCCCAAAGGTTTCGATAATACTTACCAAACAGCTTAAAACCATTTGCAATTCTTTCATGTACAATCTTTAGAGCTTCATAATCAGTTTCATGTGTGTGGTCATCATTGTAAACCATTTTAAACATCTTTGGTTTGTTATTTTCATCCCACTTACAGGCTTCACTTCTTGTACTCCATTTGCCTTTAGAATATGCTTCTTCCCACTTAGTGTCAAGGTGATGTTCGAATGCAAAAATCATTTCATTCATTACCCAATCCCAGCGCTTATGCCAGTTCTCATCTGTATCCCATTCATTCTCTTTTGGTGGAGCTGAAGTGGATTTCAATTCATCTGGCACATCTTCATCATCGACATTTGGTGCACCGTGTTTGCTTGTTTGCAATTGTTTCAACATTGGCAAAGCAATCATACCAAGGGTGTGATCCATTGACCAAGTGTCCCATCTATCAACCTTCACATAGTCAATTTTAGGATGAACAAAATCTAAAAACTTATGTAAAGCTTTACAGATAGGGTTTAAACGATTCACCCATTTGTCATACTTGTTACCAGGCTTTTCTTCATGGTTGTAAAACACATCGTTGTCTTTTTCCCAAAAACAAACCTTTTCTAAGATATGATATGGTGATATCCAGTGATATCTATACTTGCTTATGTAAACTTTCATTTCTGAGAATCTCCAGGAAACACACGATAGTTATCCTCAACGGAATCTGGTGTGCTAACTTCTATGATTGTGCCTTCCTCTAGGCAGATGATTTGATGAGGTTCAAGAGGTTCGTTTCGCCAAACAGAACCTGGTTCCAGAATTTGAGACTTGATTGAAGCGTCTTTGGTTAGAATATATTTCACTTCGAATTTACCAGACAAAACATACCATGTTTCATCTTTAACGGAATGGAAGTGCATGCTGAATCTGGCATCTTTGTTGAACTTCAGCAACTTACCAGCATATTTATCATTCGTGGCCCAAATAAGTTCGTGTCCCCAACCTTTTTCTATAAAACCTTGTTTACGTGTAATTGGCATTTTATCCACCTTGTTGTTTATACTTTTTCTTCCAATACTTAGCAATGTAACTATCTAAAGAATCAATGTAATGTTGACTTTTCTCTTTAACAAAAATTTGATTACTGCCATCAGCAACTGCAATAGCAACCACCAATTGATTGATTGGTTTATGTGTAATTTCTTCAAACATGGTTGCATAAGCTGTACATTGCATGAAGTAATTTAAAATACCTTCTTCTGACTTTTCTCTAGTAGAAGTTTTAAAGTCAATCACCGATAGTTGGCCATTCCATTCTGCAATACAATCAACACGGCCTGCCAATCTGAGGCGAGTTGAATACAATGCTTGTTCAATTGAATATACGTTACCAATGTTCGTATCAATATGTGGTTTCAAAGACAGAAACAACTCTTTGGTATCTGGCATCATGGATGTCATTTTTATAGGAGTCAATTCATTCATCAAATAGTTTTCACATATTGTATGTAACTTTGTTCCACGACTTGAGGCTTTGGCTGCAATTCTATTTGCTTCTTCAGCACCAACTCTTTCACGCCATTCAAATAAAGCCTTCTTATTATAATCCGACAATACTGTGGTTACGGATGGGAAAGAATGGCCATCAGGTGTTAGATATTGACGACCACTATCAGTTGTAATTGCTTTTAAATCGAAATCCAACTCTTTCAATTTTACATGATTAAATGCCAAACTTATCTTCCTATGTGTTTATCAACCAATTGTTTGGTCTTAATTTCTTTTGATGAACGCTGGCCATGACGACTAGCAACTTCACTTGATTTGTGATTCTCTGAAATTTTAGAAAGCACTTCTTTGAATCCATCAGGCACTTTACCAGTAACGGAAACTCCACTAACAATTGCAGCCGATGTTACAACTGAATGAATTGTTGGATTGGTTTGTAGATATTCTTCACGAGCAGAAATGCTCATAAATGATTCAAATTCTTCACCTGTTTCGGTGTCTAAAAAACTATACAAGGGCACTATACCACTCCGGTTGATTACGCTTTTTCCATGACGCTAAATGCGCCTTGTTGTTTATATAGTAACTGCGATAAGAAGCCAAAGAATTTCCTGGAACTTTTACATCATCAGGCATCGCCGGCGTAGGAGCAAAAAAATCACCGGTGGTAATATTGTTTGGTGCAAAACTTAGCAATGTTTTTAACCTAGAGCAAGCATGAATTTTATCATAGCGATAAGTGTATTCATCTAACAAATGAGTCCACATTACATACAACCAAAGATAATTGCTTTTATTGTCACGACACCAAATAGCCGATGGATGATTGATATGTGAAGCCTTCATTAATTGTTGTTCACGTTCATCTTGCAGGCGCCAGCGTTTAATACGGCGACCATTAGCCGTCATATCAATATATTCTTCGCCATCAAGCAGACGATGAGCTGTGGACATAAGCTGTGCATACTCAATAATCATTTTTACAGTATGCTTGTTGTTGTGCATCTCTGCACAAACTTTGGGATCAGGATCTAGGTAAAAAATATTCATACGTCATACTTTACGCCTTCCTTTGTAAAGAAGGCGCTTATCTTGTGCTCATTGTCCCAATCTTTACAATAGTGATTATCTTTATCACACATTTCCAAGGCTTCATCAAATGATACAACACGGTGAGAGACAATCACTTCACCAAGATGTTCTTGGCTAAATTCTTGTGCTTCATTCAGGGTTACAGTATCAAGAGCCCATTCTGCTTTGCCTTTTGGCACTTCGACCATATAGCGTTCACGGAACTGAGAGATAGCTTCAACAAGTACCCATTCAGTTTCTTCTTTTTTAGTCATAGTGAATGTTCCATCACCATTATCTTTCCAGTCTAAAGTGTCGCCAGTTTGCCAACCTGCTTCTCTCAACAATTCATCTGGCAATGGCAAAATCAAATCGCCAGTTTCTGGATCGTTCTCAAGTGTAATTATATAACTCATTTATTTTCTCCAAAGATATTTGACCAAGTTTGTAATTTTGCTTTTTTAGCTAGCATAGCTTCATGTACATTTGTATCATCAATGATTTTTCTTTCAACCATCAAATCAATCATGCAAAGAAGGTCACCAACTTCTTCCGTTAAGCGCTCACGATTGGTTTTGCCATTATATTTGGCCTCAATACCAAAACGGAACACTTTAGAAATAGCTTGGGTGACCTCTGCACATTCCTCTTGAGCAATCAGAAGGATTTCTTTTTGCACATCTTTCATTCCGTTACGGTGATTTCTGTCACTTGTAACTCAGCTACTGATTCAACAATAACTGGTGTTTCGATTGGTGTGGCAGACAAGTCAGCCAGTTTCTCAACCTTAGTTTTCTTAGCCTTAGTTACAGGCGCTGGTGCAGGTTGACCTGCTACGAATCCACTGTTGGTAATACCAACACGACTCATGTATTTTTTAACGTCAGGAACGTTAACGATTTGATAAGCGGTCACTTTGCGACCATCTTTGATTGCACGAACAACGCCATCGGCATTGGTCTTAATGTGCCAAATGTAGGTCGACAAGCGATACATTTGGATTTCTTTGCCAAGTAAGGCATCGATTTCTTCGACTGTTGTTGGGTTGCCGCTAATCATAACGGTCAACAATTTCTGAAAGGGCTTTAGTTTAGTAGATTTTCCACGGGCCATAATATAACTCCAATATAATTTAAGAACTTCAAGTGTAACACAAATAGGCGAGTTTGTCAAGAGGCATCGCCATTGTTGCCTTAGTCTGTCGCCATTTCGCAACAGAAAGCTTTGAATTCTTCCCAAGTACCATTAAAGATAACTTGGTCGGGATTCTTTATAACCACAGTTTCTTCATAAACGTGGTATTCATAATCTTGCCAACATGAATTAGATTCAATAGGATAAATGTAGAAACCTCCTACAGATTTCTTAAAGTTGGCAATCATCTGAGCTGCCAAGCAACCCATGCCATTAAACTGCACGGTTTGAGTTTCAGAAAAACCATTT